CCTGAGGCGGTCAACACTTTGGATTCCCGTTTGATTGAACATGAGTATGAAAAACAGGAATTTGAACTTATCACAAGTGAACTTGCAAAGGTCGGGATACTGGCAACTATTGACGTAAGTCTAATAGAAGCCTATTGTATTGAGGCGGCTAAGTATCGGGTGGCAATTGAGATGCTAAGAGTAGAGGGTATAATATTGAAAGGGAAAATGGGTAACTATATTAACCCTTGGCACATGGTATCGGAACGGTCATTCGATAGGATGTTCAAGATAGGTCAATCGCTTGGACTTACCCCCACGGCACGGACAAAGATTTCTACAAAGCCACAGGCAAAGAAAAAACTTGACAATTTACTAGATGGAACAGGCACTTAATTACGCAAAAGGGGTTATTTCGGGTAAGATTGACGCCTGTAAATACGTCAAACAAGCCGCGCAAAGGTTTCTAAATGACGTAAAAGGCACTGAATTTGTCTATAACGAGAAAGCCGCAATGCGTGCATTAAGGTTTGTGGAGCTGCAAAAGCATTCCAAAGGCGAATGGAAAGGTAGAAGATTGATATTAGAAGACTGGCAACGGTTCATTATTGCAAACTTATTCGGGGTATATCGGAAAGACGGACGCAGGAAATACACCCGTGCTTACTTGGAAATGCCAAAGAAACAAGGTAAAAGCCCGTTGGCTGCCGCGATTGGTAACTATATGTTACTTGACGAGGCGGACGGTTCACCTGAAGTTTACTCAGCCGCTACCAAGTTAGACCAAGCGGCTATAGTTTGGCAGTACGCAGCGGATATGTTCAAGGATTTTAAAGATGAGGCAGACATTGATATTTCTATTTCTTCCTCGTTTAACAACAAGCGAATAGTTTACAATGGCGGTGTATTTCGACCTATTGCCTATGATGAACGCGACAAAAATGATGGTTTAAGTGTGAGTTGTGCTATAATTGACGAGTATCACGCGCACCCATCGGACAGAATTTACAACGTTTTGGCGGACGGTATGGCTGCGAGGCGTTCACCTTTACTCTTAGCTATCACAACTGCAGGACATAATCGTGATTCAGCGTGCTATAAACACCGCGAATACTGCGAAAAAGTACTATCGGGTGTACTGAAAGACGATGACTTATTCGCGTTAATCTATACAATTGATGAGGGGGACGCGTGGGACGATGAAAAAACCCACAGAAAAGCTAACCCTAATTACGGTGTATCTGTAAAACCAGATTACATTAAAAGCAAAATAGCCGAAGCAAGGGAATCAGGGGTGAAAAAAGATTCGTTCATGATTAAGCACTTAAACGTATGGACTGACTCTTATCAAACATGGATAAGTTCAACGGACATTGAAAGAGTTAACAGAGGCTTTGAACCAACGAAATCAGATTCATGTTATGTGGGTTTGGACTTGGCTTCGAGTGGTGACTTTACCGCCTTAGCTTTGAATTTCTTAAAAGACGGTGTGCATAGGATTAAGTTTTACTACTATCTACCTGAAGAAAAGGTTAGGCAATGGTCGGGCGGTATCGGTGAACAGATTAGGGATTGGGTAAGGCAGGGTTTTATTACTATGACGCAAGGCAAAACTACCGATTACGAGTACATCGAAAGGGATTTATTGAAGATTTCAGAGGACTTTAACATCGTTTCCGTAGGCTTTGACCCTTATAATGCTAAACAATTTGCCGCAAAAATGGAAGTTCACGGGCTAAATATGCGGGATTTCGGACAGAATATCACCAATATTTCCCACCCTACGAAGATGACAGAGGAACTAATTTTGTCGGATAAGGTGATAATGGACGGCAACCCCGTGACATCGTGGATGTTTTCCAACGTGGTAATCTACACGGATGCCAATTTGAACATCAAAGTGATAAAGAGCAAAGACCCCAATAAGAAAGTAGACGGAGTGGTAGCTATGATTATGTCAATAGGCGAGGGCATAGATGAAAATAACAAAGTAGAAGATTGGTTTTGGAACCCAGTATCATTATGACAGATAACGAAATAAGAAAACTAATAGTACCCCGCGAATTTGTTGCGGCTTGGTTTCGGGAACTCCCCAAACACAAAACCTATGAAGCAGCCTATGAAGCAATAGAAGATATTTACGAAGACTATTTCGGTAGGCGTAGATATTCCTGTTATGATTCATTTAGGGTAATAAAAGACCGCATACACAAGGCAAAATAATTTTGTAATATCAAAAGTTTATACTATACTTGCAAACCTCCATGTGACGGAATTGAACGCAAAGAAGCTGCCTTAATAGGTGGCTTTTTTGTTTTACACTTGTAAATTTAAAACATTGTTTCACTAATAATTTTACAGATGTAATAAAATTTGCAATCGTGCGAATAGTTGAGCAGTACCAACTGCAAAAAGTAGGTAAAAGGGTTAACGATATGTACGGGGTTAGTCTTCGTTCAAGTCTTTCTAACCCTCAACAATGGCTCTATGAAGCACTAGGAATTGAAACAGTGGGCGGTACTACGGTTAACGAAAAAACCGCCATGAGCCTTTCCCCTGTTCACGCTTGTGTGCGGGTTATCTCAGAAGGTTTGGCAACCATGCCACTTAAACTTTATGTAGAGGATGGCAGAAATAAAACCATAGACAAAGAAAGCCCCGCTGCAAGATTGATTAATGAGCCTAACCCATACGACACGGGTGTAGGATTTCGTAAGTACATGGCAGCGGTTGCAGTTCTTCAAGGCAATTCATACGCCTATATTTTCAGAGATGGTGCGGGCAATCCGATTAATTTACTCCCTTTACAGAATTGTGAAGTTACTCCAGTATTGGGCACTGAAGGCGGTTTATACTATCAGGTCGCAACGGGTGACCCAATTTATAGAAATGTTCCTTCGGTAGTTAGTGCCTATGATATGATACACTTTAAGGGGTTGTGCATAACGTCTCAGTTTGAAGGTATCAGCCCGATTCGTTACCACGCGCAAATGCTAGGCACTGACCTTGCAGCGTGGAAAGCCATGTCCAATACCTTTAAAACAGGTACTAAAAAGTACATGGTGGCGAGTGATAAGCCTTGGGGTACTGAGCAAATGAAGGCAACGCAGAAGTCAATGGAACAAGTGTTGAATAATGATTCACTTGTAATGGCAGTTCCATCGGGCGTAAGTGCGCATACAATTAGTATGACACCCGAAGAAGCGGGGTATTTACAAGCAATCAACGCCACTGCTAAAGACATAGCGAGAATGTTTGGCGTGCCTGCTTCAATGATTGGCGCGGATGACGGGGGTAATAAGTCAAGTGTGGAACAGGATGCTTTGAACTTCTTAAATCAAACCTTACACCCTTGGGCGGTATCAATCGAAGCGGAGTTGAAAAAGAAACTTATCCCTGAACGCGACAAGCCTACAAAGTTCTATAAGCACAATTTCAATTCATTACTAAGAGCAGACGCCAACGCACGTTCTGAATTCTACAGCCGTATGCACGCTATAGGTGCAATGTCGGCAAATGAAATTAGAATGACCGAGGATATGAACACTTACAATAGTGGCGACACTCACTATGCCAATGTTAACCTTGTCCCAACGGAATTAATGCCACAATGGATACAGGCAAAGATTGACAGCATGGATGCTACACAACAACAAACTAACAACCCTAACGGAAACAATTAATGGAAAAAAGAATATTAACGCTTGAAACAGAGGTAAGAACAGCGGGCGAAAATGAGCCTTCTGAGATTATCGGGCGTGGTGCTGTGGTAGGTGTTGCCACTGACTTAGGTTATATCGAAGAAGAGATAGCCCCTGACGCATTCCGTGAAGCGGATTTGTCGGATGTATTGGTTGCCTTTAACCACGACCTAAATATTATCTTAGGACGTACAACAGCAGCAACTGCTGAAATAGACATTGACAGCGAAGGCAATTTAAACTACCGCGCGACAAAGATAGACTACGAAAACCCATCTGTTAAAAGTGCTGCAAGGTACATCGAAAGAGGTGAGGTAAGTAAGTCTTCTTTTATGTTCACTATTGACGATTACACATGGGAAGATTCTGAAAAGTACGGCAAGCGTATGAAAAGACTTATTACAAGAGTGGGCAAGGTTTACGAAGCTGGACCTGTAACTATTCCTGCATACGAAGACACAAGCGCAAACAGCCGTTCACAGATTTTAGAAGCCCGTTCAAAATGGATTGAGGCAAACGAACCCGACAACGGCGAGGAATTCCGCGCTGAATACACAAAGAAATTCTACGAAACTATCATAAAATGAATACACAACTAAAACTAAAAGAAACCCGCGAAAGCCTTTCTGCAAAAGAAACTGAATATCGCGGTCTGTTGGGCGGCGAAATGAACGCTGAAACCCGTGCTAAATTGGACGGTATCTTGGCAGAGATTGAAACTTTGAAAGAAGACGAAAAGCGTTTCAACGCTGCTGTAGAAATGGAAGCACGCGCGGCTAAGGCTGTAGGCGGTGCATCTGCGTCTAAAGGCGAGGAAAAAGAACTTAAGCAATTCTCTTTCAAACGTGCTATCGAAATGGCTCGCACTGGTAAAATCGAAGGATTTGAAGGTGAGATGCACCAAGAAGCTGAAAAAGAATATCGTGCTAGCGGTATCGGTGTGCAAGGTGTAGGTATTCCTACAATGGTTTTGAAACGTGACATGACCGTAACAGGTGGTTCACCTGCGGGTGTTGAAGGTGGATATGCCGTACAAACAAACGTAGGCGGTCTTATTACTGCGCTTTCCCCAAAATTGGTTTTGGCAGGTTTGGGTGTTACCGTGTTCGATAACTTGGTAGGTAACCTTGACCTTCCTTCTTTCGGAACTGAGCCTACCGCTGCTTGGGAAACTGAAACAGGTGCTGCCGATGAAGTAAGCCCTGCTGCTACTAAAATCAGCTACACCCCTAACAGATTGGCTGCTTTTGTTGACGTATCAAAACAATTGATGATGCAATCAAGCCCTTCAATCGAAGCATACTTGCGCGACTTCTTACTTCGTGCTGTAGCTTCTAAGTTGCAGGCTGCTGCGTTGCACGGTAACGGTGGTAACATTGACGGTGTAGCAGGTACTTCAGGTATCGGTTCTATCGCAGGTGGTACTAACGGTGCTGCTCCTTTGTGGGATGACATCACAGGTCTTTACAAAGAAATCGCAGTTGATAACGCAGACCTTGGAAACTTGGCATACGTTACCAACCCACAAGTTGTAAACAAATTGCAAAACACTCCTAAGCAGTCAAGCGGTGTTGAAGGTAACTTCATCATGAACCAACCTAACTTGCTTAACGGGTTCAATACAGCGGTTACAACTTCAGTTTCAAGCACCTTGACTAAAGGTACTGCAAGCGGTGTGTGTTCTGCCATCTTCTTCGGTAACTGGGCTGACCTTGGTTTGGCTTCTTGGGGTGGTATGGACATCTTAGTGAACCCTTACACCAAAGGCAAAGACGGTATCACTGAGGTGATTTTGAACACTTACCTTGACGCGAATGTACACCGTCCTACAAGCTTTGCGGCTATGTTGGACGCGTTGACATCTTAATAGGTTTTTACTCCCTCTTGCCCCGCTGCCGTAAATGGCGCGGGGTTTTGGGGTGAGATGAAAATCAAATTTATAAAGTCACCCGCTAAGTTTGGACTTGCCTATTTTGTAGGCGATGAAGCTGAGTTTGAAGAAAAGCAAGCTAAAAGCTTAATCGAAGCCAAGTACGCGGTAGCTGTAGAACAAACAAAGCCTAAAAAGAGCAAAACCACAGAAGCCGAATGAAAAACGTAGTTACTCGCACTTATCAAAGTACTGCATACATCACAGTATCTGACCTAAAAAAACACTTACGAATAGTCAGCAATGATGATGATATGTACATAGCGCGTCTTTTGGATGCGTGTTTTGAATACGCGAGTAACTTCGTTGGCTTTGAAATTCGCAAGTCTACGGTAGATTATTTCTTTGAAGATACCACGGACGGTAAATTTCACATCCCTGCAAGGGTACTTTCTTTAACCTCGGTTAAATATAGAGATTCAAACGGTGATTTGCAAACAATGGCGAGCACTGACTATGATAAAGTCTTGACTATTTCCGCGAATTACGGTTACGATGTGGCATTAATCAACTCCGCGCCTACTCTTTATGACTACGGATGGAGATATAAAATAACCGTTGTAGAAGGGTTCGGAATTTCAAGCGATTCAATAGACGTTTCAAAGATGTTCCCTGAGGATTTGCGCCACGCTATTTATCTATTCGCGGAGCATTTGTACACTCAAAGAGGTAGCCAAGCTGTTGGGGTAAATGTCGCGCCTTTGGATTGGAACCACGAACACTTACTTTACAAGTACGCAATTAGGGAGTTTGTATGAATAGCGGTTTAATGGATTCTTTAATTCAAGTGCAAACGCCTACTTATACAAATAGTACGTATGGGGTAGCGGTTAAGCCTTCGGGATATTCTACCGTTAAAAACATATGGGCGAGGATTCAATACAACGGGGGTAGTGAAGCAATGGCAGCGGATAAACGCGAATATCGTGAAACCGCGTCTGTTTCAGTTCATTATATTGACGGTAACACAATAGGTGTAACGGATGTTTTATACTTCGATTCTAAGCGGTGGAACATTAAAGGCATCCAACACATAGGACGTAGGCAATACATTAAAATGGAGGTTGAAAATGTCAGCTAAAGTAAAAGGTATTGGAGATGTTGTAAAGGCGTTTAATAATATGAAAGAGTTAGAGGTAAAGGACGTATTAAGAAGCGCGGGGCAAGGCATAATAAACGCAGCACGGGCAAATTGTAAAAACCACTATGTTAAACCTCAAATTGATTTTATCACAAAGAACGAAGACAAATATCCGAACACTGTTTTGTTGGGTATTAAGGGCGGTAATAAAAATGGTTCAAACACTCTTACAGTACCCGCGATGGCGGTAATTGAAGAATTT